AGTAAAAGATTGTGCTAATGGATCCTTTCCTCCACGTCCAGGAGGTGGCGGTGGTGGTGGATTTCTTACTTCTACAATATTTGTAATCTGAGTCTGAATAACTCCACTTGCACTGTAACTAGTTTGGGCATTACTTCCAAAAGTAGTGCTTCCTGGAATTGGATTTGTATTTGTTGAACTAGCATTTAACTTAAATACTCTTTGTCCAGTTTTTAGTCTAACTAGAGGAGGTGGAGATTGATTTGGATTTCTAATAAAGAATGATCCAAGTAAATCGCCAAATGTATCTGTTACCAATCTTAAATCACCAACATTAGCAACTGCTCCACTAGTTTTACCAACAAGTTGCATTCCAACTTGAATAAATCCTCCATATTTAGTAACTGATTCTTCTGCAAGAGAGAATGTATCAATATTTAAAACTGTTGATGATGCCGAATATGATGTAGGTAAAGTATTTCCTCTCGAATATGGATTTGCATTATATCTTACTGATGGATTTGCATAAGGTCCGGATTTGTGATCTGGACGAGCAATTCTACAAGAAAGAATTTTTGTTCCTCCAACAAAACCAAACACTTCTTCTCCTACCTGGAATAATCCAGAAGACATATTGATTTCAATAAGTTTTGGTATAATATCAATTGAACTTATATCATCGATGAAGGCATAATGTTGAGTTAATGGTTTTAACCCTCCAGATCTAAATTCAATATTTCTGGATCTCATATAAGGATCAACTGATGTTGTTACCTTAACAGTTTCAACATAATCATAACTTCTACCATCCATTTGACCATCAGTAATCGTTCTTCTATTTTCAATATAGATGTTACGAACCCAATTATCCGAAGCAGGATTTAATAAAATTTGCCCAGAATACTCAATTACATTAAATGGATTAACATTTTCCACTTCCGATGCTAGTGGTTGTTCAATCCATTTAGTTTCTTCATAATTTAAAGTTACAAGATCTCCAGTTTTTCTTACATTTGGATCCAGTAATTGAAGATTTTCTGAAAAATCGACAGTATCTGTATTGATAGATGGATTTAAAGCAAGTTGAGCTTTAAGTGACCAGAAATCTACAGGACTAATTAATTCATTATTTTCAATATCAACATCACATTTAACATCAGTATTTTCCTTATCGATCAGATCAGTATTTTTAAAGTCATCTACAAAAAATCCACTCTTAAATCTGGATAGTCCATCGGCATCCTGAACTTGTAAAGTTTTGGTGTTTAACTCTAAAAGGGAAAGTGAAGATACAATTTCAAGATTTTCAATTCTATCTTCTAATTTACCAATATCACGCATTGTGTATCTTCTATTATCAACTAGTGTGATAATTGCATCATTTGGATTGTAAAGATAAGCAGGAAGATTGATAGTAGCAATTTCCATTGCCTCTTCGATATTTAAAGGTGTTTTTGGACTATCAGCAGAGACACCTTTAATGACTGAAAATTCTCCAAGTTTATTTAAAACTACTTTATCAATTCTTGGTAAATAATAACTATATCCAATAAATGAACTTTCATCGGGAGTTATTATATAAGTGGATGGTAGGTTTACAAAACTCCTACTTCCAAAATCAAAAGGAGAACTTGTAGTTGAAGTGAATTTAACAACTCTCGGTCTAAAATCTAAAGTATCAGAAGATCTTAAACCATTTGTTAAGATTGGTACGTCCCCATTATATCTTTCATCGCCATATGAATTTACTGTAATAATATCCCCAAGATCATTTGTAGGAATATCATAATAATTAAAGATTATTAATAATTGTTTGGAAGGTGAAGGAGATTCTGAAGATCTAACAATTTTAGAGTAATCATAATATTGATCTTTTTGCCCCTTATCTAAATTAAATCTTTTGCTAATATCTAAGTAACTACCTAAAGTAATGACCTGAATATTTGAAATAATTTTAGATTCTTCAAATGTTACGGTTTCCCCAGATTCAAATTTTCTAGAATTTAAGTATACTATTTCTATTTCTGTAGAAGATGTTCGGGTAACTAATTGAGCAATTGAACCACTCTTTGCTCCAATAATTCTTTCACCCAGAATGGAATTTGTGTCTAAATTTAATCCAGAAACAAAAGTTAATTTATCTAAAATTGGTTGTGAATTATTTAAAGATTCGTAAACTGCAAGAACTTCAACTACATCGGGTAAATTTAATGAAATTTCTGGATCTTCTACTCTTAATCCATAATATTGACTTGTTGTAAGTCCACTAATTGATGTGGAAAAACCAGTGTTTGTTTTAGTAACGACTAATTTTTCACTTCTAACAAAAACTTTAGATTTATTCTGTACTATATTTTTTCGTAATGTTGCATTTAATGTTACGTTAGAAGTTTGACTGGTTTTTAATCCAGTAAATGTAATATTTGTACCATTTCCATTTATTACAACTTGATCAGAAGTTAAATCTTCTATAGAGGAATCTGAATAAAAAATTGAATATCTTTCAGAGTCAAATGCCTCAAAAAATGCACTAGTAATTCCAGTATTACTAACATTGACAGTTAATCCACCATTAGAATCAGTTGTTAGTTCTCTAACCTGAGTTGTAACTAAAAGATTTGCTCCAGATAAATCTACAGATGATATATTTTTAGCATTTAAAGGAGTATAAAGCGTTGCTTTATCCTGATTTTTAATTTCAGGATATCCAATACTAAATGTTGCATTTTCAGTTGAGAGAGGTAGTGCTCCATCACATATTCCAGATACATTTGGAACAGTTCCAAGAACCATTTGATTTCCATCACCCGAAATTGAGACAACTCTATTGAAAGTTTCAGTTACAAATCCAGATTTTTGATATCTTATAATTGAATTGGTTTTAATTCTTGAGAATGATTTTCCGGCACAAGTAGCAATACCTGCCGATGTTATTGTTATCCTATCTGCAACACTAAATCCTTGAGCAATTTTTCTGTAAATTACACTATCGGCAACAAAATCAGTTTTGAGTTGTGGAGTGAGTGCTGTTGAATCTTGATAAACTGATTTTATATCTTCAGTCCCATATGAGAAAAAACTATTGATAGATCTTGAATTTAATAAACTCTCATTAATTAATATTTGTTCTCCGACAATAAATTGACCAGAAGTTTGACTTAAAGTTAAGGATGTGGAATTTGCTGCAGTTACAACATATCCAGAGGCACCACTACTCAACCCTCTAATATATGAAGTTGCTGGACATTGGGTAGCATTTAATGCTTCATTTAAAGTTAAAACAGTATATGTCTGAACATCAAATAAGTATAAATCCCATTCAGTTGTTGCTCCGGTATATGCTGCATCAGTAACACTAAATGAATATATTCTACCCTTACCACTCAAAGTTCCTGTTCCTGCTGAAGTGGAATTTCTTCTTTGATTATAAAATTCTACAACATTTCCACTTGTATTAATACCAACAAATGGAGTTCCAACTACGTTATTGACTCTAAGAAGATTCCCCATTTCAAAGGGAACAAGTGATGTACTTATCGTTTCAGTATCTCTTGGTTTTTCTACGTCAATAATTGTTAAACTTTGAGAACCAATATCAAACCCTCTTACATATGCTCTGCCTGGCGATATTTTAACGCACATCAAATTATCTGAAGGAGTATTTCCTTGTTCAGTTTTTTGATTTTCTAAATAAATTCCTTCATTAGAAATTCCATCATTTAAAGAATTTAGAACATCGAGTTCAAACTTATCTACCGAATAATTTCCAGATTCTTCAAAAGTTCTTTTTGCAAAATAATCTTTAATTGTAGAATATACAGATTTATCCTGAAGTTTTTTAATTTCTCCATTATCAATTCTGATAAGTTCTACGAAATTTTTGTCATCAAAATCATTTAAAGATTTTTTAGCTAGAATTGTACTAATTTTAAATCTGTCTGCACCAGGTGCAGCGTAATTAGAAAATCCTCTAGCATTATCAGTTAAACTCGAATCATCATCAGATGTAATAATTTCTTCAAAAATATTTAAACCTACTCTATATGATGTAGTATTTGAATATGCATCTAGAACTATTAATGATGATGGAACATCTACAAAGGTTCCTCTAATGAAATATACACCTTTACTTAAACCAACCGCAGATCCAACAGCAGTAGCATTAGTATCAAATACTGTGCATACAGTATCTCCGGAATTAATAGTTGTATTTCCGTAAGTTAAGTTCTCCTGAACAATTAAAAGTTCCCCATCTTGGAATTGAGATATTTCTAAATCTTTCCCAGAATCCAAATATTTAACATATAGGGTTATTTCCTCAACATTATCATTTGGAGGAATACTATACTTAGTAACAACCGCAACAATTCCGGTATTCTGACCTTTTACTCTTTTTCCTACTAATTTGGAGAGATATAATGAAACATCAATACCTAAATGATCTTGATTAATTTTAACTGAAAAATAATCTCCATCATAAGTAATAGATCCTGGAATTACCATGGATCCTTCTTTAAATATATGACTACCAAAAGATTCTATTTGATTTTGTAGAATCGATTGTAATGTAGTTAATTCTCTTGCTTGTACAGGGTATCCTGGTTTAAAAAGAACTTTATAAAAATTCTTGTCAATGTTAAAATCATCATAATATGGACTTATATTAAGATTAGTTTTTTGTGGCATTTTCTAGAATTCCAGGATAATTTTAACGTCTTCTTTTTGGCGAGTATTTCTTGAGATTGTTGGACGATTATCCAAGTAAATAATCTCTCCCGATCTTTTATTTATCTCAGGACTCGCTAATCCATTTGTAAAATTTACACTTAGATTAATTACCCTATTTCCAGTTGGATTAGTGCTAATTCCACTAAATGAAGTATCAACAGAAGCAGAAAATCCGGAACTGGATCCATTTACCGGATTTGCTGATGATTGGAATGAAAAAACTTTAGATGATGTAGAAATTCCGATATAATCAGTTTGATCTAAAGTTGTTTGATTGAAATATAAGGATCTATCTTGAATATATTTAAGAACTTTTGTTTCTACATCATAAGAAGAAACATATCCTGTTGCTCTTCCTCCGGAAACCGTTTGAATTATTTTTTCACCAATTGTAGGTGTACCACTTATTGTTGAAAATTTGAGTGAATATACTGAAGAAAATTGACTATCAGTAAATGTAGCAGTAGATCCAATTGAAGTCGGATTTTTTACAATTCCAACTTGAGCAAATTTGGTGTCAATTGGAAAATCTTTTGTTGAATCATCAAATCTTGCATAGAGAAGAACTTTGTCTGTTCCTAATTCTTTGTATATATCAAATCCATGACCCTTTGATGGTGGAATAATTGGAATTAGTTCGGCAAAAGATCCTGTTGCAGAAGCATTAATAGATCCCAAATCCACAATTCCATAACTGTAACCACTTCCACCAGATGAAACTGTCGTATCAACAACTTTCCCACTAACAACATCGATTAATACTTTTGCTCCTTGCCCATCCCCAAGAATATTTACTTCTTGTCCAAGACCATTTGAATAATTAGAACCACTACTATCAATATAAACCTTTTTTATTTGATTATTATTAATACTAGAGTCTCCATTTTCTCTAACTGCTTGTATTTGTGCGTTTGTTGAAATTGACCAATCATTAGGAACACTTACATATTCAGTAGAGTCGAATTTTACGATATCTCCGGGAGTAACAGTAAAAAGGTATTTCCAAATATATCCATCTCCACTTTCACCTGCCTTTGAAGGTTCTAAGTCTGTAAATGTTGGTTCATCCTGTGAAGCATTTCCTACTGAGTTTGAACCAGATGATCCATTACTAATGCAAATATAAACTTTATAATCGGAGTTCATTACATAATAATTAGAATCATACAGTCTAGATGATTGTGTAATAGGAGAAGGTGAAGTTACACTATAATCCTGCCTATACATTTCATATCGAGTACCTTTTG